GACGAAGGATCTGACGAGCGATGTCTCGTGTCGTGACGATCTCGATCGTAAGAGAAACCATCTCAAGAGGAGACCAATGGGCGTTGTCAAGAAGATACTTGACGAGCTTCCCAGAGGTCCCATGATTCGCCTGATTGGTAGGATTCGACACCCGAGCGCAATAAGCTACGAGCTGCTCAGCAGTCGAACACTCTTCGATCACCGGCTTAGAAACGGATACGAGTCTGACTTCCACTCACATTCTCCATGATAAAAGTAAAATTAGGCGTTACGAGTAATTGCCTTAAGCATCCAACCGTGCTTGGCGTGGATATCGATTCGATCCTGAATGAAGTTAGCTAGACCAACCTTATTGGCTGCTTCTGCTTCCTTATAAGCATTCATAAGAGTCGTCATCACAGTTTCGTTGTCAGTGACGAGCTTCTGCATCATAGCGATAGCGGAAGGAATAGACGTTTCGTCTGCTATTTTAGTAAGTTCTTTAAAGCGTGAATAGCTGCCTGGAGCATATGCGTCAACCGCTCGAATGTGCTCAGCGATAGCATCAGAAGCTAACCAAAGCTCATTATAAAGATTCTCTAGGAAAGCATGATACTGAGCGAAGTCTGGACCGGTTACGTTCCAGTGATAATTATGTGCTTTTAGATACATGCTAAACGTATCAGCTAAAGCTTCCTTTAGAGCTTGCACTAGAGGGCTGTCCATCTTAACTTTTCTCTCTTATAATGAGAACTCTTCTTATTTATCTTCTTATAAAGAGAAACCGGTGGAGAACTTGCCTCCACCGGTTCGGCCGTAATACAGGCCCAAGTAACTTTATGCCGCTTCGGCGTATTCCACCGCCTTCTCAAGAGCGAGAACCTTACGGTTACGGTTTGAGCCGTACCAGCTGCTGGCCAGTCGAGACTCCCGAGTGTGACCGAGCTCATGGTCCATTAGGAAAGTCGTGGCATTGAAAGCCGACCACCAGCTGCCCTCGGCGAACTTGTGGCCGGGCTGAGTCTCAAGGACCTCGAAGGCGCGCCTGGCGGCTCGAGACTCGACGTTCTCCGACTTCGAAGAGAGAGCCGGGAAGACCTCACCGAAGTACTCCTTGACCTTGTCGGTCGTGGCTCGGCGCTTACCGAGGAAGTCAGCCATCTCCTCGTAGGTGCCGAGCTTCTCGTGAGCGAGACCCATGGTCTTCTTGACCAGATCACCGTCGAACTCACGACGATGGCTCAGACGAATCATCATGTCGCTCTTGCTGTTGAGCGAAAGAGTAAGAGTGTTGTTGCAGACGACCCGGATCGGAGTGAACCGAATGTCGATGCTCTTACCGTACTGATGCGGGTTCGAGAAGAGAAGGTAAGACTCGACGGTGTCGCCACCGAAGAGTTCAAACGACTCCTTGACCTTGGCGAGAGCCCAGACCATCTGGCCGTTCTTGAGCGAACCAGCGGTATGCATCTCCATGTCGCCAGCCATGACGAAGTCGTGGAAGAACTCAAAAGCCTGCGAATTCTGAACCGGATTCCAGTCGCCAGAGACGACATCGAGGACTCGGCCGTCTGACGAACGGACGAGAGCGTCCTTGCCGACGTAGACACTCTTACCGCGGACGTCCGCGAAGGCGGGGATCTTATCGACTTCCCAGTCCAGACCCGCTTCCTTGAGCATCTGGTCGGGAGTTAGGTCAGCGATGACTCGCTTGCCGAGGCCGTGCCAAGGAGTCTCCCCGGCGTACGCCATAGTCTCAACTTCATGTGCCATGATAGGCTCCTCAATTTGTTATAAGATTAATCTAACACGTTGTCAGTCGTTTGTCAACACTTTTTTGACATTCTTTTTGCGGTTGTACACTTTTTTACTTGCTACAACACGCGGACGATACTTCGGATTCCGCAGATCCTGAGCAATTACGTTTCGCATGTCATCCTCCATTTTTTTAATTATAATCTTTTATATAGAAGATGTACACACTTTTTTTCATAAAAAAGCCACCGAACTTTCGTCCGGTGGCTCTAAGAGTTCTTATGTTCTTAATTAAAGAAGTTCTTAAACTTCTTCTTACGACCCGTATCCTCTTCTCCGAACTTACTCTTGTCGAAAGCCGGAGCGTCGTCCAAGATGTCTTCTTGAGCAGATTGTTCGACGTCATACAGCCGCATCTTCGCTCGGTCTACGCCGATGACAAACCTACGAAAAGACGTAGGATCGTTATATCGATTCTTCAGCTGCTTGACCATTAACTGGCCGAGACCCTCGAGTTCTTCCGACGTGATGATGGCAAACATGAAGTCGGCTGTCATCGGTAGGCCGAAGCTGTCAGACGTATTTTCAAGACCGATGTCCGAGTCACTGTAGCCAGAACGATTCGTCTGAGTAGCCGAAATTACTGGAACGTTAAACTCGACGGCCAAGCCGCGAAGTTCCTCGGCGATCGTTTTAATAAGAGTGTAAGAGTTAACATTCGAGCCAGCTTTGATACGGCTACTCGCGCAGATGTTGAGATAGTCGATGTAGATAACATCAGGAATAAAATTCTTCTTAAGACGAAGCTCGTTAAGAAGATACCTGAAGTTAGCTGAACCCGCAGAAGCAGTCGGATATTCTTTTACAATCAGCTTACCGACCGTCTTGGAACGAACTTTCTCGACTTTCTTATCATATACGTCTTTTGGCAAGATGCTGAGTTCATCGACTCGAACGTTGAGAAGATTCGCGTCAATACGCTCGGCGATACGTTCCTCAGCCATTTCCATGGTGATATAGAGGACGTTCTTGCCGATCATCATGTTAGCGGCGGCACAATGAGTCATGAAGAGAGTCTTACCGACGCCTGTGCCAGCCAAAATGATATTCAGAGTCTTTCGTGGTAGGCCACCCTTGGTGATCTTATTGAAGAACTCGAGGTCAAACGGAACTCGATCTTCGATCTTATGGTAGAACTCGAAACGCTGGTCGGCGTTCTCCAAGTAGTCGTGGCCGATGTTCGTCTGAAAACTGACTCCGAGTGCGTCTGCCAAGATCTTTGGAATTGACCCCTTCGCCATCGCTCCGGTCTTGTCGTCCAAGATCTGAATGGATTGCATGATGGCGTTGTAGATCGCTTTGTCCTGACAGAACTTTTCCGTTGTGTCTATCAGCCATTCGATGTTACTCTCCTCTTTTTGAATAGAATCGACGTATTCAACTGTCGTCTTGTACGTCGACTCGTTGAGTTTATCTTTTTTATCTAATTCAATACGAAGAGCTTCCTTAGACGGAAGATCATTATACGTCTTAATATAAGAATCAATTAGATCAAAAACAAGTCTCTCTGTCGGGTTCTGAAAATATTCTGGTTTCAGAAATGGAATGGTACGCCTGGTGTACTCTTCATTGTACACCAGGTGCGACAGGATGGTCTTCTCAATCATTCATCACCTTCAGCGAGGTCCATGATCTTACCGAAGCCAATGTGGTACTTTTCTTGAATGAACTTCTGGAAGATCGAACACGTAAGTACAGGAAGCCAGAAATCTCGATTGTCAATGTCGGCTAGGCGGTACTTCTTGTCTCCCACTTCTCCAGTAACTCGATCAACGCGCTGATACCAACCGGGAGAAGGCTTAATAACGTGGCCAGACTCCATAGCAACGTCGAGAAGACCAGACCAACGAGAAATACCACCATCAAAAGACACCGTAATGGGAATGCGAGAGCGCTCCTTAACGTAACGGGACTTTTCAACGTTAATGATGAAATTGTATCCCACAAGTTCTTGCCCATCTTTTTCCTGCTGCCTCCCAATAATAAAAATGTTATCCGCAGAATAATAGGAGCCAGTACCACCCGAGACGATGTCCTTGGGATACAGAGCCATTTCCTTATATGTATGGTTGACCACCACCATCGGAATATCCTTGAGTGTCAGATGAGGTGTGACCATGCGGAAAAGAGACTTAATCTGCTTGGCTCGGCTCATATCGGCGACCGACTTGCCGTCGAGAGCGTCCTCGACTTCCTTCTTCGACGCGAGGTTGCCGATTGAATCGACTACGATAATGACGCGATCGCCGCGACCGAGACCCTCGAGCTGCTTCATTAGATCGAACTTGAGCTGTTCGATGTCAGTGATAGGAGTATGAAGGACTCGAGCCGTGTCGATGTCGAATGACGTAAAATAAGACTGAGGAGTACCGAACTCAGAGTCATAAAAGAGAACCGCGGCGTCTGCGTACTTATCTAGATAAGCCTTTACAAGTAGCAGCGAGAACGCCGTCTTGAAGTGCTTCGACGGACCGGCAAACATCGTCAGACCG